GGATACGGCGCATGAGACAAAGACTACAAGCGACTATAGCGCCTGTACAACATGGGGTGTTTGGTATAACGAGGAGGATGGGAACAGCCCAAACGTTATATTGTTAGATGCGTTTAAAGACCGCCTGACATTTCCAGAATTAAAAGCCACAGCGCTCAAGCACTATAAAGAGTGGGAGCCAGATGCGTGCATTGTGGAGAAAAAAGCTGCGGGAAGCCCGTTGATACAGGAGCTGCGCCGCATGGGGATACCCATACAAGAATTTACCCCATCCCGGGGGAATGATAAGATTGCCCGGGTTAACGCCGTGTCAGATCTGTTTGCTTCAGGTAAAGTGTGGGCGCCAGATAGGCGTTGGGCTAAAGATGTGATCGAGGAGATTGCAGCGTTTCCGGTTGGCGAGCATGACGACTTTGTGGATACGACAACGCAGGCACTACTGCGGTACCGGCAGGGCGGGTTTGTTAATCTGGACAGCGACGAGCGTGATGAGTTAACTTATAAATACAGACGAAAGGCGGCGTACTACTGATGTTAAAGAATTTTTATTCTATTTATCCTGGAATTCTTCCGGCTGGGTTGTGCGATTACATAGTAAAAACAGCACCTTGGAGCAACCACTTTAAAGCAGAGTTGTCCGAAGACAACAAAGATATGTTTGTAGATAAAACGATACGGGAGACGGATGTGGTGTTTTTATCCCCCCTGTCTTTGATTGGATGTATTACTCAGTCGTACACGCGGGAAGCTAATAAATCGGCAGAATGGAACTTTGCATTAGATGGTTTTGAAGAAGTTCAAATGGGTAGATACTTGGAAGGCGGTCATTATGATTGGCATATTGACAGTTTTGTTCCCAACGAAGCCAAACAACAGCGTAAACTAACAGCTGTGGCGTTTTTAAGTAATCCCGACTCATATAAAGGCGGAGAGTTTGAATTAAAAGTTGCGCCGGATTTACCTAAAAAATTACCACAAGGGACCTTGCTTATTTTCCCTTCCGTACTAGAACATAGGGTAACTGCTGTAAAATCAGGCGAACGATATACGGCATCGTGCTGGGCTTTTGGTCCAGCGTTTAGATAGGACACATTATGGCAATTGATAAAGGTTTATACCAAACACCTAAAGGTATAGAAGAACTGGCTAAAGGCATTGAGCCAGACATCGAGATTGAAATTGAAGACCCTGAGGCGGTAAGTATTAAAGCTGGCGGCTTAGAGTTTAATATTGGCAAAGAAGAAGGCGTTGGCGGCAGCGAAGAATTTAATGCCAACCTCGTAGAAGAAATGGAAGCAGACGCTTTAGAGACGCTTGCCGAAGAACTATCTGGATCTATTGAAGATGACATCTCTTCCCGTAAAGACTGGGAGCAGATGTATAAAGACGGTATAACTTTGCTAGGACTAAAGTTTGAGGAAAGAACAGAGCCATGGGATGGTTCATGTGGTGTGTTCCACCCAATGATTACAGAAGCCGTTGTCCGCTTTCAGAGCGAGACAATTATGGAGACATTCCCTGCCAAGGGACCCGTGCGTACGCAAATTATCGGTAAAGAAACCCGTGAGAAGAAAGAAGCGGCAACTCGTGTAGAAGATGACATGAACTACCAGCTCACGGAGAAAATGCCTGAGTTTAGAAACGAGCACGAGCGGATGTTGTGGAACTTGCCAAGCGCAGGTTCGGCGTTTAAGAAGGTGTACTATGATCCAAGTATAGGGCGTCAAGCATCTATATTTATTCCAGCAGAAGACATTATTCTTCCCTATGGAGCTAGCGAGATTGCGTCATGCCACCGTGTAACCCACCGCATGCGTAAGACTAAAAACGACCTGATTAAGTTAATGCACGCTGGGTTTTATGTAGAAACAGAACTAGGCGAGCCACAGAAGTTTAAGACAGAGATTCAGGAAAAGAAAGATAAAGAGACTGGATTTACGGCAACTTACGATGACCGCTTTGAGTTATATGAGATTCATGCCGATTTAGATTTGCCTGGATTTGAAGACGAAGATGACGGCGAACCTACTGGAATTGCGCTGCCATATGTCATCACAATGATTCGTGGAACAAACGAAATTTTAGCTATTCGCAGGAACTGGAGAGAAGATGATCCCCTGTGCATCAAGAGACAACACTTTGTCCATTACCAATACATTCCAGGCTATGGAGCATATGGCTTCGGCTTATTCCACCTTATTGGTGGATTTGCTAAATCTGCCACTTCTATTTTGCGTCAGCTTGTGGACGCCGGAACTTTATCCAATCTACCCGGAGGACTCAAATCACGCGGGTTAAGAATTAAGGGAGATGACACCCCGATTGCCCCCGGAGAGTTCCGTGATGTTGACGTTGGTTCTGGAAGCATAAGAGACAACATACTACCTTTACCCTATAAAGAGCCAAGCGCAGTTTTAGCTGGGTTGATGGATAAGATCATTGATGAAGGTCGTCGTTTTGCGGCAACTTCAGATATGAAAGTAAGCGACATGAGCGCTAATGCTCCTGTGGGTACTACGCTAGCAATTTTGGAAAGAACCTTAAAGGTTATGTCTGCGGTGCAAGCTAGGGTACACTACGCACTAAGGCAGGAACTAAAACTCCTCGCAGGTATTATTCGAGATTACACCGAGGATGATTATGGGTACGAACCAGAAGAAGGAAGTCCAAGAGCAAAGAAAGCGGACTACAGTCTTGTGGAAGTGCTCCCTGTATCCGACCCCAACGCGGCAACCCTTTCACAGAGAGTGGTACAGTACCAGGCTGTTATCCAGCTGGCGCAATCCGCCCCCCAAATTTACAACCTCCCGCAGCTACACCGGCAGATGCTCGACGTGCTTGGAATTAAACACGCAGACAAACTGGTGCCGTTGGAGGAAGACCAAAAGCCAAGAGACCCCGTCACAGAAAATATGAATGTGCTTAAGGGTAAACCCGTAAAAGCGTTTATCTACCAAGATCACGAAGCACACATTAAAGTTCATCAGATGGCGGCGCAAGATCCGTTAGTACAGCAATTGATTGGTCAAAACCCACAGGCACAAACCATTCAAGCCGCCTTACAGGCGCATATTGCCGAGCACGTTGGATACGCATACCGCCAGAAGATGGAGCAGGCTTTGGGTGCACCGTTACCAAATCCAGAAAAAGATATTCCAGAAGACATGGAAGTCCAGCTCTCGCAAATGGTTGCGCAAGCAGCACCTATGGTATTGGCACAAAGTCAGGCGTATATGGCAAATCAGCAAGCTCAACAGAACGCCAAAGACCCAGTATTGCAGGCTCAGTTGTTAGATCAACAGATTAAACAAGGTGATTTACAACGTAAGGCATTGAAAGATAAAGCAGATATTGAGCTAAAGACTAAGGAACTCCAGATTAAAGAACAAGAAGTTCGGGCTAATAGCTTAGATAAAGCTGCCAAAGTAATGATTGAACAAGGCAATATTGCTGCATCGCAAAAGAAACAAGCGGCAGATATTTTGTTGGAAGTTAATCGTCAAAGAAAGGAAACAAACACTAAATGATGGACCTACTTACGGCTGATTTCATAGCCGCGCTCCGGGATAAGATCCGGCAAGATATGAATAACTACGCTGACGATGTGGCAACCGGTCAGTGCGCAGATCATGCAGCATACAAAGAGCTTTGTGGGGTAATTCGAGGCCTAGCCCTAGCAGAGCGCCATTTATTTGACCTCGCAGATTTAATGAAAGAAGACAACGATGAGTGATACCATCGCACTACCGCCAGAGGGGTTACTCCTTCCGCCGGGCGTAGTACCTAAAAAACAAGAAGCACCTACGGAAGCAGAGTTGGCTACCATGGACGCTATCGAAAAAGCATCGCAAATACCTACTCCTTCAGGGCATAAAATTCTCTGTGCTTTGATTGACGTAGATGATAAGTTTGAAAGTGGGATTTTAAAATCCGACGAAACAAAGAAGGTTGAGGAATTAACTTCCCCGGTCTTATTTGTTATCAAATTGGGTGTATCTGCCTATAAAGACACAGACAGATTCCCTGATGGACCTTGGTGTAAGGAGGGTGATTTTGTTTTAACCCGCCCATATACCGGGACTCGTATCAACATTCACGGTAAGGAATTTCGCATTATTAACGACGATCAAGTCGATGGTACTGTGCTTGACCCCCGTGGTATTTCGCGTGTTTAAAAGGAGCGACTATGGCAGAGCAATTTACGTTCCCCGATGAGTCTAAAGACTTCAAAGAGGAAGAATTTAAAGAGGAGTTAGATGTAACAACGGAAGGCGATGAGCCAGAACTTGTTATTGAAGACGATACCCCAGAACCCGATAGGAGAGCGCAACCGTTAAATCGTGAGGTGGAAGACCCATCTGACGAGGAAATTGAAGGCTATACCAAAGGGGTTCAAGGCAGAATTAAAGAACTAACCCATGCCCGGCATGACGAGCGTAGAGCAAAAGAAGCAGCCCTGCGCGAACGGGAAGAAGCCATAAAACTAGCACAGCAGGTGTTGGAAGAGAATAAAAAACTCAAGCAATACGTGCAGACTGGTGAGACAACTTACCAAGAAATGATGCAGTCTAAGGCTGAAGCCGAACTGGCTATGGCTCGTGAAAAGTACAAGAAAGCATCTGAGGAATTTGATGCCGACGCCCTACTTGAAGCGCAAGAAGCATTAACTGAAGCAAAAATGAAGATTGAGGCGGCAAAGAATTTTAAGCCTACCTCTTTACAAACTTCAGAAAATGATGTACAAATACAAACATCGGCACAAGACGTCCCCAAACCCGACGAAAAGACCCTGCGCTGGCAGGCAAAAAACCAGTGGTTCGGAACACCGGGGTACGAAGAAATGACAGCGTTCGCTCTTGGGCTGCACCAAAAGCTTGTCTCAACGGGTTATGACCCGCGTAGTGATGAATATTTCGAGCGCATTGACGCCCGCATGAAGTCTGTGTTTCCTGAAGTTTTTCCTCAGGAGCAAGAGACTAAAAAACCTAGCGAGCCTACTAGAAAGCCTGCAACAGTGGTGGCATCTGCATCCCGTTCTACGGGAGCAAAGAAAACCGTCAAGCTAACAACAACGCAAGCTGCGTTGGCGGACAAACTTGGTATCCCTCGTGAACTATATGCTCAGGAATTTTTAAAACAGGAGGCCCGTAATGGCTAATAATCGTACCCCTCGTGAATTGGACTCACGCGAAAAAAGTTCAACCCGTGCTGTTTACCAGCCAGCTGCAACACTACCAACCCCAACCCCGCAAGACGGGTATAAGTTTAGGTGGGTAGCAACTGCTGTATTAGGGCAGGATATTCCTACCAACGTTTCTCAAAAGAGACGTGATGGGTGGGAACCCGTCAAAGCGGAGGATCATCCTGAGTTAATGCTGCAAGGTAATGCTAGTGGCAACGTCGAAGTCGGTGGGTTAATGTTGTGCAAGATCCCTACCGAACGCGCGGAAGCACGGAATGAGTATTATGAAAAACAAGCACAAGACCAAATGAATTCGGTTGATAACCATTTCATGCGGAATAACGATGCCCGTATGCCATTATTTTCTGAGCGTAAAACCTCGGTTAGTAAAGGAGGCGGGTTTGGAAATGGCTCTAAATAATTAGGAGATTTTTATGGCAACAACTGCTAGTCCATATGGACTAAAGCCGATTAATTTAATCGGCGGTCAGGCGTTTACTGGCGGTACCATCCGCGAGTACAGACTGACCACAAACAATACCGATCCCATTTTTAATGGCGATTTGGTAAAGTTGACTGCTGGCGTTCCTAGCACTGTAACTGCTACCCCCGTGGCTGGTACAACTCTAGGTATCGTTGGCGTTTGCGTAGGTGTACGTTATCAATTAGCTGGTCAACAGTTAGGTTATCCTCTGTTTGCCCAGTATTTGCCAGCAGGCGCTGTTAACGCAGGCTACACAAACATTTTCATCCGTGTTGTAGATGACCCAGATCAGTTATATCAAGTTCAAGCAGATGACACTGTTACTACTGCTTCGATTGGTAAAAACGCTGCTCTAACCAACTTTACTGGTGGTTCTAGTAGCACTACTGGTAATACCACAAGTGGTAATTCTGTTATTAGCTTAGATCAAAGCACTATTGCAGCTCCAGGAGCTACTTTAGCTGTTCGTATTGTTGATTTAGTTAACCAGTCGTCCACTTTTGGTGGCAACTTCCCGTCGAACCCAGGTGATGCTTACACAGACTGTATCGTGAAGCTGAACTTTAGTGTTCATTCTTATACAACAGCATCTGGTAACTAAAAGGAGCTAACAAATGGCTATTTCACGTTCACAGCTCCTTAAAGAGCTACTCCCTGGTCTTAACGCATTGTTTGGTTTAGAGTACAAGCGTTACGGCGAAGAGCACAAAGAAATCTACGAAACCGAAGCCTCTGAGCGTTCATTCGAAGAAGAGACAAAACTTTCTGGTTTCTCTGCTGCTCCAGTTAAGTCTGAAGGCGCTGCAATTGCTTATGACAATGCACAAGAAGCTTTCACGGCTCGCTATACACACGAAACCATTGCTTTGGGTTTCTCAATCACTGAAGAAGCGATTGAAGATAACTTGTACGACAGCTTGTCTGCTCGTTACACCAAGGCTCTAGCTCGTGCTATGGCTTATACCAAGCAAGTTAAAGCAGCTTCTGTATTGAACAACGGTTTCAATACTACTGGTGCTTATAACGGCGGTGACGGCGTTTCTTTATTTAACGCAAGCCACCCATTGGTTTCTGGCGGTACAAACAGCAACGTTCCATCTACTCCAGCTGACTTGAATGAGACTTCTTTGGAAGCCGCTACCATTCAAATCGCCGCTTGGACAGACGAGCGTGGTCTGTTAATTGCTGCTAAGCCACGTAAATTGGTTATCCCACCTGCATTAATGTTCGTTGCAACTCGTTTACTTGAGACTAACCTCCGTGTTGGTACCACCGATAACGACATCAACGCGCTCAAGAACAACGGTACTATCCCAGAAGGCTACACCGTTAACCACTTCTTGACCGACACCAATGCTTGGTTCTTGATGACCGATGTACCTAACGGTTTGAAGCACTTCGTTCGTAGTCCTCTCCAGAATTCTATGGATGGTGACTTTGACACTGGTAACGTACGTTACAAGTCTCGCGAGCGTTACAGCTTCGGCTGGTCCGATCCACTCGGCGCGTTTGGTTCACAAGGCGCTTAATCAGCACCTTGGATTTATGAAGACCCCGCTCACAAGGCGGGGTTTTTCTTTTGTTCTTCGTAGTGGTGGATTCTGTGGCAGTTAGCGCATAGGACTATGCACTTTTTAATTTCTTCTCTAGCCTGTTTATACATCCCATAACTTGCTAGGCGGTTAACACTTTTATAATTTGACTTATCTATGTGATGAAAGTCTATAATAGCGGGATGGGAACTACCACACTTGGAGCACGCTAATGTACCTTTGTATTCCGACCATTCTTTTCTTTGCTCCCGTTTTCGCGCTGCTGCGGTTTCTAGGACTTTCTTTTTATTAGCAGCGTAATGCTGTGCCGAGCTTTTGCGGTAAGATTCTTTTTTCCTAGGATCGTTGGGATCTTTATACGGCATCTTTTATAAATATAGTAGGTTCTTTGCTATCAAAAGAATAAACCCTTACAGGACCACCGGAGTATAAGTCACTTTGACAAGCTGCCCAGCAAGCCTCTTCAGCTGTGTGCCCTAAAGCCATTACCGCCAACGCAGCTAAAGTACCGCTACCTAAAGCATCTGGGGTAGCAATCTGCCAAAACCGTAAATCTTTACCAGAAACAAATACGCCGTCTTCAGTCAACAACATAAAGTCTGCATCATCGGCGTCTTTAATTACGGGAGCTTTGCCCTTTTTGCCGTCTAGGAAATAGCGAACAACTTCTTGAATGCTAGTTACATCACCCGCACCAGCTAACCAACCCTGCGGAATACGATAGACTTTATCGTTATTTATGGACTTAGTGTCCGAATCGTCATCTGAAACTTGACTGTCCGCAACAATGATTTTTCGTTTAGGATCGCCAACAATTGTTGTCATGTTATTTTGTAGCCAGAATATATAGTCCTACGTTACTAAACGCATACCCAGTATATACAACTGCCATAGGCATGTTTCCTTTTAATCCTTGTTCTACAGCTATGTATCCGTAGATCATACCTGTAACAATAATCAACCATGCGCTCATATCATATACCTAAATTTGGTGGGAGGTGTTGCAACAGGCAGCTGTGCAGTATAGGCTGCCAACCCCCCGCCGTTATTGTACATAAATCCTATTGCAAAGTTTTAAAAAAAGAGTATTATTCAAGAAACCGGGTTAACCGGCTTGTTAGACTGCCCCGGCAGACGCATACACGACTAATAAGCCTACTTTGTATGGAGAATTAAAATGGGTTTCGCTACTCACTTAGGCCCTTGGCTATTGGGCACCGTAAAAAATACTACCGGCACTACTGCTGGCACAATCCGTAATACTGGCTGTACAGCCGTTGTTCAGTCTGCCGCTACTACTGTAGCCGATACGACTGCTAAGACTTTATTTGCTATCCCCGCAGGATCACAGATCCTTAACATTACCGTAAACATCACTACCGCTTATGCTGGTACGACTGGTAATACCATCACTATCCGTGCTGGATCAACCATTTTAGGTACTGTTGGCGGAGCTACTACTACTCCTTTGTCAGTAGGACGTGCGACTTTCACCATTACGGATGCAAACATTGCTACTTTTGTAAACGTAGGCACTTCTGACGTACTAATCACCGCTACTTATGCGTGTGCCGGTACAGCTTCTGGCGGTGCAGCTACTGTTATCTGCGAGTATGTTGTTCGTAACTCTGATGGCGGTCAGTTCCAAACAACGTTTAATAATTAATCTTACGGGTTAGGGTTTTCCCTAACTCAATTTAACTTAGGAGATTAATTATGACGATGCAATACGACGTAAAAGCCACAGCTATAGCTGCTGGACAAACCGATGCGGCAGTATTTGCCGGACCTGCACGAATTAAAGGTATGGTTGTGTCTGTGCCAGCCGCTGGCGGTACTTTATCTTTAAAAGATGGTGCTGGCGGTACCACTAAATTTTCATTTGTAGCCCCGGGAGTTTTAGGCGCAGTAAACATCGTAGTCCCCGGCGAAGGCATTCTTTGCAGCAGTGGTATTTATGCAACAACTCCAGCAGGAATGACTGTAACGGTGTTCTATGGCTAAGACCCCCGCATGGACTCGCAAAGAGGGCAAGAACCCCAGTGGCGGGCTGAACGCCAAGGGGAGAGCTTCATACAATGCAGCAAATCCGGGGAAACCAGGATTAAAAGCTCCCCAACCAGAAGGTGGTTCACGCAAGAAGTCATTTTGTGCACGGATGTCCGGCATG